ATCCTTAAACTTCCGCACCCTTGCTCTTTTTGTATACTAAATGATGGCTTGTTAGACATCTGTTAAGAATGATCTGGTCCTCAAGGGGTATCCGTAGATGTTGGGATATCGCACATTGAGCTGCAAGAGACAGCGCTGGATTGAGTAAATCCGTCGCACTCTCGTAGTCACCAGACACATAGAACGATTCATCTGTTCTAGGTATAACAGTGTTGTTTAGTATACGTTCTTCTAAAATCTCCTTCGAACACGGCTCGCCAATTAGACGCGAGGCAGGATGTTTCCTCATTCTACCGTGTATTACACTTTGCCATCTTCGACCCAGATGATATGGGTCCATGTCTCCCTTCGTGATCGTCCTCACCTTAAAAGCTTCTAGTAGAGGGACAACCTCTGCGTAGACGTGATTATGCTTGTACATACTGTCCTCGTCCCTTGGGTCGACCTGACATAAAAGTCGGCCGTAGCTTAGAAGGGCATTAGATGCCTTCATGTACCCAAATGTAGACTCGAACTGCATTTTCCTAACAAGTCCCTGATGCCAGGCCAGAAGTTCAGGCCTTTGAAGATTGACAGTCCATTGGTGCCCGAAACGTTTAATACCACCGTGAGCGCGAGCTCGCGATTGGTCCTCTTCGTAACAGGCATCATCAGGGTCAATAGTCCCGTAAACGGGTTCGACTAAATAGTCGAAATCAGGGTTCACAGCATAGGAAATGAGCATATGCTCGCCGCAGAGAGAGTAGTAGTTGTTTCGTCCTCTCTTTTCCTCTCTTTTTCCAGATAACTCATAAAACATCTCACCTGCCGCGCCGCCGTGATGGCGGCCGAACGCGTATGAGGCCCCAAGAGAGGGGAACTTACGCGGAGGCTCGGGTCGTTCCTCGAAAAGAGGTTCGATCTGGTGTGCCTGGCAATGGTAGTGAGTTGTCTGTATCTGTCCGTCCTCGTCCTCCCCCTCGTCATACTCGTCCCAGTTTTCTTCGTAACTATCAAAAAGTTTTCCGCTGTAGAAGATCTCAGCAGCGGCGCGCTCAGTCGAAAGGAGGATCTTTTCCTTTAACTCTGTGGACTTAACATCAATGTCCAAGTTGAAGGTATTAACCTTTACAGAGACCTTTCCATCCTTGACGCCACACAAGGCATCACGATGTTTCTTAAGAGCAGCTTCGATGAAACTTTTTGGAACTGGGAGAGAACCATTCTTCGCCATGTAGAAATTATAGGCGAATTGTTGAAAACGATCTGACTTCCTGACTTTCCTTGTACTAAGAGCACTATTCCACCACTTACTCCAAGATTGACTTGGAAAGATGTACCTTAGTTCCATGAGCGGTTTAATCCACTCCGGTTCTTCGGGTAACTCACTTTGCTCAAAAGAACGAGCTAGTGTAAGGGCGGTAAAATATTTAAGTGCTTTCTCTTGTACACCAAAAACAGCCAGCGCCCAAAAGGCGCCAACAGCAAGGGCAAAGTCAGAGTCAAGAATGGTCCATTGACGGGGGATGGTCTTAGATGTAGAGAGGTCGTAGCCGGGAAATCCGAATAATAGGGGTTTGGCCCCAAGGGTTTCTCGATAGTATTCAGCTACGATCCGATAGCTTTCCATTATACGTGTAGAACGGAGTAGGCAGTCAAAAGGGGTGGTCGTGGTGTCAAGCATCATGGTCGCATCGTTCGATTGCTTCAACTGTTTAATAACATCATTAAAGCCCAGAAGTACAAACTCGCGTTCAGCTGCGAGAATCGAAGAAGGCCGGTCGTCTAC